TCATAATGTATCCACTCAAACAAAAGATATTAACGCTTGTGGTGACATGGCACGTATTCAAATGCAGGCCGCCTCCTGCGCCTTGCGCTCTGCCGCCCTGCCTGTATGTGTAACTGAATGCACCGGATGCTTCGCCTCCCCGTTCTGTTGTTGGATTACCAAAAGTGCCGGTGATATTTTGTATTGCGTCCCCTTGCCAGCTCCCACATACGCGACCCGGATCAACGCCGCGGCTATCATCCCATCCTCGAATAAACTCCCCCCTTAAATCAGGCACTCTGCCCTCGGGATAAGCTTCTGCTAGCTTCGGATATAAAGATTTATCGAATGTTTGCCCGTTGCATGTTAAGTAGCCGGGGGGGGGTGTATCTGTGGGGGTACGGAATGGGAGAGCCAACGGGGTGAGTATTGACTACTCCACCCCAGCGTTCTTTTAATCTTGCATTTAGAAAATATGAATAAAGATTTCCAGCGTTATCAACGTAAATTTGTCCGATGTCACCTTTTTCTTGCCCGATGTTAATTCCCTTTGCCCACCCTGTTCCCAACCCAGCTTCAAATATCCCGACATAATTATTATTTGGTAAATCTGAAAATTTATTGAGGCCGTTAACAGCCCCCACATCCCCGGCATTCAAACTGACATCCCCGGTCAACGCCTTACCGTTAATTTTCCGGCTGTTCGGCACCGCATTATTCGCTTGATTCACAGTCTCCGCCAAACCGAGGTTTTTCACAAAGGCGTTTTTATCAGGAATGTCGGCACCGTTTTGGGATTTTGAGAGTTTGGTGTTGGCGTTATTATTTACATCAGTAACTAACTTCTGAGTGGCTGCAAGGGTATTACTGTTACCTGTTTTGTCTGTGAGTTGGGTGATGCCTTTTTGGGTTAATGAGGCGTCGGGCACGCTTGCAAGCTTACTTGCTGCAAGATCATAAGCTGCTTTTACGGCTTTTGGTGTAGCAGCCAGGGTTTCACTTACGCTATTTGTTGCACTACTCAGTAGTACAACTCCTTTCTGAGTCAATGAGGCATCAGGCAAAGGCGGTAAATCTTTTTTTTAATAAATATTGCGGATGCGGATCACTAGCTGCAAGATGGGCTTTAAACGCATTATCACAGTAAGTTTTCACTTCAATCGTGTTTTTATCGACATATTCACGTGTTGCCAATACTACAGACGGATCAACTTTTAATGTCACTGCATCAGCACTACTGACAATCAAGATCATGCGAATAGTCTGCGTGCGTCCAGACCCTTCTTGCAGTTGTGGCTTGTACGTCTCTGCACAATTCCCGACTGCAATCAGCACGCCCTCTTTATCAAACAGACCAATTTCTCGAATCCACCAACCGCCTTCATTTTCGGGAATTACCTGCTCGGCAATAATCTGATTAGTGTTCTTAGGGTCAATGCTCAATGTATTAATTGCTGCACGGCGGCGCTCATTAACCAATTTTGCTTGCGCTGTGTCGGGCGTTGGCAAATGCCCGCCGCCATCACCCACAGCCATATGGGTGATTTCAATCTTGGTACCCAACGCGGCGGCATTTGCCAGTTTATCCGCGCCCAATTGGGTTAACACGGCAAAATACTTGGTACTCATGATTCGATCCTCACATTATCAATCACATGTACCGCAGCACTCGCAATGGCAACACCGGATACAGTAACTTCTTTCGGTAAATAGGGATAAACAGTCAATGTGTCACCGCTGTAACTGGTGACGGCATAATAATTCTTTCCGCTGGTTTCCAACTGAATAGACATACCGACCAAATGCCGCGAAGCGGGTTTGGCATCAAAAATCAACCGTTCAAGCTCTTGATAGGTTTCCTCCGTGATACCCGTTTCTAGTACGCCAATATCCAGCCGGAAAGTGCCAGGAGCATCATTGGTCTGCCACCATTCGATAACACGGATAAGATAACCAAACGGTTCTACTACACGGCGGATAGCGCTTATCGTTCCCTTGTGCTTATGAACAAACAGAGACGCTTTAATTGATTCGCGCTTGGTACTTTCTGACCAGTCCATATCCCAGCGATCAACTGACCACGCCCACGCAAGATAAGGCAATAATTCCACCGGGCAAGTATCAGGATTCCAGAGCTGGCGAAGTGGTACCGGCACGTCTTGTAATTGTGCGCATGCCTTAGCTGCGGCCACTTCCAAAACCGTAGAGCCTGTTGGCAATAGACGGTCATTCATCGGAACCCCCAACACTTAGTTTTGCGGCGGTACAAAATGACACTTGAGTTTTATCTAACACAACGTCATTGATGGGTGATTTCAATTCCACGCGTTGCACCCCTTCCACATGCAGCGCGGCATAAATGGCAGATAACCGAATATCACGCCCCAGTCGATGTTGGGTTTCTGTATAGCGTTTCATTTGTTGCGCGGCAGCAATGCGAATCGGCTCAGACTCCGGCGTAGGATAGAGATAAAGCACGGCATCAATCTGATATTCAACTACTTTAGCTGATTGAACGACAAGTCGGTCAGCAACGGGCCTAACGTTCTCGTCATTCAGTGCTGCGGCGACTTTATCCAGCAAATCTTGTGAAGCTACACCGCTATTTTCCCGCGACATAATAGTTACAGTGACATTTGCTGGCGACGGACTGATAGCCGATGCATCAGCGACACTACCGTCAGCACTACGAGCATGATATTCATAAGCCCCTATCGGCCCGGCAACACTTAGCCCTTCAAAAGCCTGAGGGATGCGAACACGAAAATCTCTATCAGATTCCATGACAGCGGGCGTTGGCGGGATAGTACTGTCATCGGCATTCTGTAATATTAAGCGTGTGATATTATTATTTGCGCCCAACTGATCTAAATCGCTACCCGTCGCATAGGCTACCATTACCGCGCGGGCGGCTTCATTCACGCGTTGACGTAGCAATAGCTCCCGATACGCGTTTTCTTGTAGTAATTTCACAATCGGCTCAGATTCCAGCTCAAGCGTGCGAGTGATTGCTGCCCGCTGTTCTTCGGGATAAAGAGATATTAATTTAGCTTTACGTTCAGCCAACAGGCTTTCATAATCCAGTGGCTCAACTACATCGGGTGGTGGCAACTGGCTCAGGTCAATGGTTGGCATCGGCTTACCTCACAGGAATGGTTATTGCTAAATCGTTGCCGTTGGTATAAACGCCGGTAATTTCAACATGCATCTCACCTGCCTCTGTACGCTGAAATGTAATCGCTGTCAGTCGTACACGGGGTTCCCAGCGCAAAATAGCCAGATAACACGCGCTCATGATTTTTAAACGTAATGCCGGGTTTTGCGGCTGATCAATCAGTGCGGGCAGCAATGAACCGTAATCTCGGCGCATAACGCGTGCGTTAATTGGGGTCAGTAAAATATCGGTGATGCTCTGACGAACGTGTTCAATATCTGTCATGCTGCGGCCTGTTTGCTTATTCATACCCAAAAATTTCATTATGCGGGACCTCCCGATGTATCGCCGCCTGATTTAACACCGGTGTGCTTATGGGAATCTACAATCACACCATTAGAGCTAAATTGCCCGCCGCTATGTTCAATATTGCCCGCCATTTTCCCGCCTTTTTGCACTACCAAGCTGGCTGTTGTCAGTAAATTGGTGCAAATGACTTCTGGTGTATCAAGCGTGATATTACTGCTCGCGATGCAAGTGATTTTTGGTGCGGTTACACTGACTGATTCAGACGCATTCACCGTTGCGGTTTTAATACCAGTTACTTTTAAGGCACTGGACGCCGGTTCATATTCCATTACTGCCCCATCAGGGAAAGCGATATGAACAGCGTCGGCAGAAACTGACGGTGCCGGAAATTGATCAGAATAAACGGCCGGTAATACAAAGGCGGTTGTCAATTCTCCCCCTACAGACAGCAATAAAACCTGTTCGCCAATACTGGGTGCCCACCAATTTCGGGAACGACCTGCTCGCAGTGTCAACCAACACAACCAGTCGGTTTTTAAGCAGCCGGTTTGCACACGGCAACGATGACCGACAAGATCAATGTCTGTGACTAAACCGACGCGGATAATATTTGTTAACAGTCGGTGCAATTCGGCTAATGTCATAATTGGCCTACTAAATCATGGTAAATTAATTCAATCAGTTGTAACCGCTCATGTTGCGTAATACCCAACAATTGGCGCTGCGGATAACGCACCTCCGCAAGAGCGTTAATACTGCCCTCCAAACCGTATTGATGCTGACGAGCAATTGCTGCGGCTCGGCCCTGAAAGCCGACAACAGCGGCAGCTGATGACGCACTTGACTTAAGAAAACGGGCGGTTCTCAATCGCCGGAACATCGGATCGCGGCGATTTGATGTTTTTTTTCACTTCACTGTGATTGATTCCCAGATAACGCTCTATGTTGCTGCGATAAAATGAGCGTATTGCGTTACGTTCTTCATCAAAGCCGGTGATCATGCGTCCACGTCGCCCGCGCGTAGAGCGCCAGTTCTTCAACGTGCGAACATCGCCCTGATACAAAAATTTAATGCCTTTTTGTGAGCGCAATACGCGACGACGACGCGGTTCATACGCAGTGCCATCTACATTTTTTTTGACTGCGAATGCGTTTCTGTTGGTCAGCACGAATCGCTTTTGCCAGTTTGTTAGCTAACCTGCGGCGATATGCTGGTTTTGTGGTACTGATTAATCTTTGCAGTTCATTATCAAGCGTAATGAACAGTGAATTATTTTCCGTCATTGCTGTACGTCCCCGTCCAATACCCCCCAAGGATCTTTAGGGCTAGCCGATGGATAAGGAGGCTCATCAAGATGTTGCGTTGTCAATTGCCCGTTTTCTGTTTGAACAATGACACGCTCAGTTGTTCGTAATACAAATAAAATATCTGCGGTGCCATCGCTTAAGATATCGGCGTCAAATTTAATACCGTCTGTACGCTGATCAGGATTAAATAACAGGTCAGGTTGATGCCGACGCGCCCATTCAAGCACTGGAACACTGAGACTATCGAGCGAAGCCGGATAATCAAGCGCCAGCACATGCAACTTATACTGATACAAAAATGACGGTGAAGTCGTCCCGGTTGCTATCAGATTGCCTTCTGTCACATACACTTCCAATCTGTCTGGGTTTTGAACAAAAAAGGGATTGTGTTTCGTGATGATGTCTCTCATCAGTTTTGTTTTCAGCATATTTTCCCCCACTACTGGCACTGGGTTTTGATGTAGTCCTGCAAATATTTTATTTGTTGTTCGTTCTCAACAATCATTCTTCGGAAATTGAAATAATCTTGTTCAGTTGCCGGGTTAAGTCGTGGGGTGTCTGCATGGCCCACGCTGCCGGAGGAGCCGACTTTGCCTTGATGACAGGTGGCCGCGACGCGCAACCGGCGACGACCAGCGGTAACATCGTTGCGAAGCACATCAATTTCAGATTTCGCACGAGCAAGTTCCTTTATATTCTGATTATCCAGTTCAGACAGGCGCTTTATTTTCTCCTGCTGATTAACAATTTCATTCTGTTGTTCCAGCAACTCGTTTTGCAGCCTGAGGCTTGTATTAAGCTGGTCTGTATATTGACTTCGATAGTGATAAGCAATAAGACAGACAAGCGCCAGCGCAATCACCGTATAACCATGAGAATTAAACTTCATAATATCGCTCTACAAAAGCGAAAATGCTTTATCAATGACCTCATTGCTATAAGGTTGACTACCATTTTCCATGGTAATAATGGACTTAATAAGCTCTGTCATAAATACTTTATTAAATACATCAACAACCTGATCGCGAGTCACTCCCGTACCTTTACATACGTGGTTAATATAGGCATCAGTATTATTTTCATTAGAGGGTGCCCAACGAGAAATAATGCCGCTGACTGTATTAATTCCATATTTGCGATTGTAATTCTGAATAATTTTAATCATTGCCCGAATACCATATTCAGGGCTACTAAACTGACAAAAAGATTTATCAGTACGTTGTGATCCCGGTACCAAACCTTGCCAATCATCACCCCAACGGATATTGCCAGGGTTATGATTTCGGATGCCTCGGCTCATATTCATTCTTTATTCCCGCCTTGTTATTTAACGTTCCGCGCATTAACTGACCGAAAAAGTCGGTACCTAGATAACCAATAATGACACTGCCGATGTAAGCCAAATCCGTGCTCATACCGAAAAAATCTAGTGCATCGCGGATAAACCAAGCGATCATGGCGCACATAATGGCGTCCATAATGGTTGTCCAAAATTTACCGCCGTTATAGCGACCTCTGAGATATGCCATTGCGGCGGCCAGTGCGGCCCCTATACCTTGCTCTCTAACTGATAACAGCCACTCCCATAGTTGGAAAAAAAATATCAGGCTGATTTTTCATGTATCATCCTTTCCTTCACAGGCTCCCTAAGTTGTACAGCCTAGTGTTTTTAATCCCACAATTGAACAATGCTATCCTGCGGCGCTGGTGCGAAATCGGGCAAGATAACAAGCTGGCCGGGGCGTAATAGCGTCGTGTTGCAAATATCGTTATTAGCATTCAACACCGCTTCAACAACGCCTTGAGTACGGCCATAGTAACGCTGGCAAATCAGATCAACGGTGTCACCTTGAAGGGCTTTCACTTCCATCAGACCAACTCCGCCAATCCGCGCTCTTCACCCATCACATCACGAATAGCCCATCGTGCATCACGCCAAAGATCGGCTATCTGAGTGCTCAACGCTTCAGCATGCTTTTCACCCTCGCGAGTGGTATCAATATCACGGTATGCCTCGGTTAATAGCGCCTTTGCTACTGAATAGACCGCGCGACGATATCGCCAAACCTTAACAGACACGTTATTCACTCTTGGTGCTGGCTGCACATCCTCCAACCGGGAAAACCCAGAGGCTTCTTGAACAACACGCCAGTTTTCTAGCTGATCGTTAATATGAGCAACCGCTTCAATGGTCTTATCGGTTAAACGTTCGGTGGTCACTCGGCCATTTAGTCGCATTGCACAACGTAGTTCTGACAGATTAATTTCCGGGAAAAAGTCACATGACATCACCACGGCGTTATAATCATTAATATTTTCTTCGCCACTGCTTTCCGTGATACTTTTCGCGATGCCATTAGAAGCAACCAAGCCGTTCATTGCATTTTCTCCTCATAATCAGGCGGTGGACGGCATAGGCGAAAACAGAATGCTCCGACAATACCGTGCCGCCTGGTGCGCGGGGGCACGTTCTGTTTACGCCGTAGTTTTGCCGGTACGGGTCTTGATTTTGGCGTTCGTCTTCGCTTTGTTCTTGCCAGTTAACCGTGGCTTACGGGCAGGCGTGTTTTCTTTGACACTCACATCGTCGCTCGCAATATCTGCCAAAGCTGAAATGGTTGATTCTTTGGATTCTGCATTTTTAATAGTGCGTTGTAATAGCTCAATATCGCGCTTAACACCAATGTTACCGAACAAAGTAATTGCTTGTTGCAAGTAGGCTAGGGCAGATTCTAGCGTCCGTTCATCAAGTCGCAGACTGTAACCAATGGCTTTAAATAGCTTAGCCCTAACCAAGTCCGGCATATCTTCCTCAGCAGTCATTGCATCAAGACGAAGTAGCAAGGAGACATCAATCGGCGCAACCCGCGGATCTCGATTAAATGCAACCAACACAGGATCACAAATTTCATCAACGAGCGCCGTTGCCGTGGTACGCTTGTATTCATCGGGCATGCTCAACTTATGACGTAAAGCATACTCAGCAATGCGTAGCGCTTCATCAATGTTGCCAGCATCGACGTTCCAGATCATTAACGTGGTGATAACATCGTCAGCCAGGCCAGCGTCCGCACTTAATACGCCATCAATCCAACCCTGATAACTGGTAATCAAGCTCTGCTTTACCGCAGCTTTCGCTGCCTTCGATTGAATGTTTTCTAGCTTCACTTTATCCAAACGCAATCTGTACAACATCTGTTCATAAGCCGTAAAATCTCCAGTTTCAGTTTGCGTACCGCGTCGCTGTGCCATGACGTTTTGAAAATGTCGCTGGGCGGGAGTCAGCATGATATTTCTCCTACAAATGGCAGATAGCTATTCAGTCGCGCCGGGCGCTTTGGCGAAAGCAATACCTTCAATCAGACAGCCAAACCCATAATCCTCTACAACATAAGCATCATTTGAAGATTCGTAAGTTGCGATGCGGTTCAGTTCTGGCTCTTCTTTGATCATGCGCCGATGCTTCGCTTCCTGCCAATAAATCGACAGGTTTTTAAATGGCGTAATAAACATTGCGCCATCGGGGAAAAATGGAGCGATATATGACGGCATATTCCCGATTGTTTTGTTAGCAACTAGCAATTTTCCAGCTAACGCCTCTGAATTCGGATTGCTCGCACTGATAGCGTTGATAATCGCAAAATCTTTGCTGGTGACAATATTTCGGCCACAAATAACAACCAGATCGAGAGAGCCCTTATTCCACTCGTCGAGTAAATTACTTGTCGCATCGAAAGCGAGTGAATCCAAATTGCCATAGTCACCCTTTGCTATAATTTTGTTTTCATCATCGCGACTGGTGATTGTGACATTCTTCATGACCCGCTGCGGGGCATGTTGCCGATATTTTTCCAGCCAACCGATGTTAATGTCTTGTAACAGGGGGTTAGCTGCTAAGTCTGATTTTGCGGCGCGGAGAGTACCATTAAAACCGACAGTAATGCGATCGAGACCACGACGTCGGATAATCTGGTTAGTAATACGCGTCTGGAAGTCCTTAAATTTCCCCCACATATCGAGTTGAGCATAACTAATGAATGTATCCGTATTGGTTTTTTTCACAGCGATAGCCATTATCTTCAAGTGTATGCACAGAACGCGGGTTGCGACGGTCCGTTGTTGAATCGCTTGTTGATGCGAGCGGGCCATTGATGCCCAAGCCAATTTTCTCCCCCTCTTGTTCTGGTACAGAGACAACATTGATTTTCTGTAGAAAATCACTTGATTGCTGCACCTTGTCTTCAAGAGTCTGCGCAACAGACGGCGCAACGTTGAAATTCTTGGTAACGGCATCTGGTGAAATACTATTCAGCTCCGCCTGGCGTGCAATATACTGATCCCATTTTTCACGAGTTTCATTTCTCATGTTCGTTTCCTGCTGTTGATTGGGCCTGTTAGCAATCTGTTAACTCGGCGGTATTAGTGGTGTTGCTATCATGGCCGTGAGCAACGGGACGCCGACTGTAATGATTAGGTTGCGTTTCAAGCAGCGTTTTTAACGCGACGAAATCACCCTGCAACTGACCGAGATCCTGTTGTAATTTATTGTGCTGTTGTTCTAGTGAGCTGTATTTTTCCAGCCGATCTAACGTATCGCGTTGAGTCTCAGCAATCAGTGTCACTGCGTCGCGCAACTCCCCTGCTTCACGACCAAAACGCTTGGTTGAACCCGTTAGCAGTTCAGTGATGCGAGTGAAAAATTGTCTGCTGTTGTCTCCAAAATTGAGCTCCTCAAATTCAATCAGGGTCTCTTCTACGGCAGAAAAAAGCGATTCAGGAAAACTCTTGCGGGAGGCGTAAGGATTGACCGGCTGCTGACTGCAAAATTTCAGCATTTCAGTGCCCAGGCTGGCGGGCTCATCCGTCAACGCTAAGCCGCAAAGGTACGCGCGGCCCGTGGCCGGTAAAGCCGGGTGCAATTCAATAGAAGAGTAAACTTTTTGCCGTTTGCGATTTGTTTCAATCAGTTCAAATGTCGGGTCTATCTGAACTTCTAAAGCCAACTTACCCCTTAGTGCCCCCTCCTTTATCTCGCTATAACGTGCGCCGGTTACATCACCCTGCATTTTGAATGGGCCGTCTGGCAGCACAGACTTAATATGCTCAATGTTAACGCGGGCACCAAAAACAGCAGGATCGTAAGTTTCTGCCATGTCGATAATATCTTGACGTCTTATCTCTCGTCCGTCTGTCGTCCCGCCCTCAACAGCAACTCGAAAGAATTTTGATTTTGACATTTCAGCGCTCCAGTCGGTCAGTAAGGTATTTACTTGATATTGCTATCATCGGCGTTGACGCGCTGACTGGCAAAACCTTCTCTCTGTCGCGAACTTGCGACAATCCTCTCAGATATTCTGATACGCGCGGGCGCGGTAGCCTTGTGTTTATGAAACAGATTATCGACACAAGAGACGAAGCAAAAAGCCTGTATTGGCAAGCCTATAGCATTCCTCAGATTGCATGCCGACTGGGAGTGAGTGCGAACACGCTTTATTCCTGGCGTCGGCGCGATGAATGGGACAAAGCCCCGCCGTTGCAGCGCATAAAAGAGCGCCTTGATGTGCAGTATTTGCGCATTATTGAAAAAGGGACTGATATTACCGCCCATGATGCCAAAGTGATTGATATTCTTGGTCGTCAGCTTGATCGCTTTTCGCGTGATGAAAAAAAAGGCTCAGGAAAAAGCAACACAGAAGAAAGCACCCAAAAACCACTTCACGCCAGAGCAGATCGCTGAGTTGCGGGCACTGGTGCTTGATTCATTGTATGAGCATCAACAACGTTGGTATCAGCAGCGACGACAGCGTAACCGTTTTATCTTGAAAAGTCGTCAAATCGGTGCGAGTTGGTACTTTGCGCGGGAGGCGCTGCTTGATGCACTGGAAACCGGCACAAATCAGATATTTCTCTCCGCGAGCCGCGCGCAAGCAATGACCTTTAAGCGCTTTATTCAATTCCTGGCGCGTCAAGTCGGAGTCGAGCTGAAAGGCGGTGATACGATTGTCTTAAGCAACGGCGCAGTGCTGTACTTCTTAGGCACATCGGCAGCAACGGCACAATCCTATACGGGTAACTTGTATTTCGATGAAGCTTTTTGGGTATCTAATTTTCTGAATTTACGCAAAGTGGCGGCAGGGATGGCATCGCACATCGGGCTACGCCGTACTTATTTCTCTACCCCATCAAGTGAAGAACATGAAGCCTACCCGTTTTGGACCGGGGATTTTTACAACAAATCACGACAGAAAGATCAACGTATTGAATTTGATACCACGCATGAAGCACTAAAAGACGGCAAATTGTGTGGTGATAGGATGTGGCGGCAAATTGTCACGATTGATGACGCTATTACACAAGGTTTTGACTTCATCAATCCTGATGAAATTAAAGATGAAAACAGCCCAGAAGACTATGAAAACTTATACCGCTGCCAATTTATTGCGAAAGGTGAGCGTGCTTTCAACTACAATGCCTTACTTAGCTGTGGTGTAGACGGGTATAACCGTGATGTATGGCCCGATTGGAACCCCTATGCGCCGCGCCCAATGGGTAACAAACCGGTATGGATCGGTTATGACCCGAGCGGTAGCGGTGGCAAGGGCGATAGTGCGGGGTTAGTCGTAGTTGCACCGCCAGCCGTATCAAAAGGTAAATTCCGTGTTGTAGAAACGATGCAACTTCGCGGGATGGAATTTGAAGAGCAAGCCGAAGTGATTAAAGCGCTGACGGCACGTTACAACGTACAGCATATCGGCATTGATGCAACCGGAATTGGTGATGCAGTTCATCAGTTAGTCATTAAATTTTTCCCCGCTGCCGAAAAACATATTTATAGCCCGGCCCTCAAGCGGGCATTGGTCATGAAAGCACAGATGGTAATTCGTGCTGGTCGCATTGAATATGATGCCGGGTTCGGCCAAGAACTTGTTCGCTCATTTATGACTGTACGAAAAATTATGACCAATGGTCGTCAGGTTTCTTATGAATCTGACCGCACCAGCGGCAGCAATCACGGCGATCTCGCTTGGGCGTGTATGCATGCTTTGTTTAATGAGCCTATCGGCAGTGATGCCGGAGGCATTGACGATAGTTTTGTCGAGGAATATTAACTAATGAGTCGCAAACGTAATAACAAAAATAATTACCAACCCCACCCTCAGCGAGCAGCTCACTCGTCGCAGCATGAGCTTAACGATCAACCTTCAATTGATAGCATAGAATCGTTTTCTTTCGGTGATGCATCACCAGTCACCAATCAGCGCGATTTACTTGATTGTATGGAGTGCGCCAAAAATGGCCGCTACTATGAACCCCCCATCGATCCGTACGGGTTGGCACGCATGTTTGATAGCGCTGTGCATCACCAGTCACCAATCATTTTTAAACGTAATGTGATCATGAGTTGTATCGAACCTCACACACTGTTAAAACGCGGAGATATCGAAGCATTTATTTTTGATTTCTTGGTCTTTGGTAATGCTTACCTAGAGTTAGTCAAAAACAGACTTGGAAAACCGCTGGCGCTTAAACATTCGTTGGCTAAATATACCCGGCGCGGCGAGGACTTGGATCAATACTGGTTCGTGACGTACTATGCGGAAGACCACGCTTTTCAACCCGGATCGGTGTTTCACCTCAAATCACCAAGCATTCACCAAGAAATTTACGGTACGCCCGAATATATGGCCGTGATGCATTCAGCCATGCTTAACGGAGAAGCAACACTGTTTCGCCGCAACTATTACATTAACGGCAGTCACGCCGGTGTTATTGTTTACTTGACCGATCCGATTGCTAACAACAAAGACATCGAAAAATTAAAGCAGTCATTAAGAAATGCACGTGGCGGCGGGGCGTTCAAAAACCTGTTTGTATACGCCGCAGGCGGGAAAAAAGATGGGCTACAAATTCTACCATTCAGCCAAATCGCCGCGAAAGATGAGTTTACTGGTATCAAGGATGTTACACGCGGCGATATGCTTGATGCCCATCGCGTTCCTTACCAATTAATGGGCGGCAAGCCTGATAATGTTGGGGGATTCGGTGATATTGAAAAGGTTGCAAAAGTTTTTGCTGTCAATGAACTCTACCCCATCATTGAAAGGATGAAACAGCTTAACGATTGGTTAGGTATCGAAGTAATCCGCCGCAAAGATTATGCTCTGGCTAAGATTGATTAAGACTACTCACAGTTAAACACCCTCAGCGCTTCTACATTGAAGCGCTAGCTTTCCCACATGCTCCATATCTCTACCCTTGAAATCAATACTCAGAACGATAGTTTGGCGCAAATAGCCAATATTATCCAATATCACTTTGGCACCCCTCAGCGCGCGAGCTGTCCCCCGCCTCGCCCGCACACGAAAAGGGAGCGTTTTTGTGCAATTGTGCGGAGTGGATGAAGTCTTGCCGGGTCTGGCATGGGAGGGAATTACTGGCGTGGTGATTATTGTGCAAAATTATGCAGATTTGTGCAATGAATTTGTGAGGTAATCAATAAAATAAAAGGCTGCTATTGCAACCTAATTTATCTATCTATTTATGTTATGTGGTTACTGCTTTCGCGGCTGAAAGTTGGGATCGAGCGACTTGCACGCTTGTTTGTCGTCTTCTTCGTGTTGCTTAAAAATACTGTAAGTGGAAGGATCGAAGAAAGATATTGATTCTACTACACTTTTATCAATAAGCGTTCGAAAATCACTTAACGCAAGCCCGCCGATTTTGCCATCATTGATGCCTGCTTCTATATAGTGCCGCCTGTAGTTAGTCGTTATGTTAATCGTCAAGGTGTCTTTATCGCGGTAACCGCTCAATAAAGGCAACAATTCTAGATGATGACAATCCCCGTGTTCAAAAGCAGGGCATGATACAAGCCCAACATAGAACTTTCTTGAGCTCAATGTGACAATAATAGGAAACTGCCTAATAGAAGCTTCCATAAGCATACTTTCAACAGGGTTACTTCCCACAACACGGGCCAACGCATCAAACCGACGATCACCTTTTTCCGTTTTGCGTTTTCTCAGATACCCCACCAATCCAGCCAGCGCAATCGACACCAACCCCCAGACAGCCACTTTTAATTCTTTAAAATAACTACTATTTTTTTTCGAAAGAAATAGGGAAAAGTCGCCGGGAAATATCCGCTTTCAAATCAAAACAATGCAGTATTGAATTGACTGTCCAGTTGAACACCCCTGTTACACTCAGAAGCGAACAAACTAGCCAAGCGCAAAAAACAAAAGCCGCGCCCCATGCGGCAACAAAAAAAATAAGCGTCCCAGCCCTCTGAACGCTTATACTTATATCTTGCTGATAATGATAAATTGACGTAAATATAACCACTTATAAGTATTACTGCGATTAGTATCGTATTCATTTATCTCTCTGTACAAAACTGAGCTCCATTGCTTCCAATTTTTCAAACTGCTTTTTTATCTCGGAAACAACTTCATTATTATTCAAGTCTATGGAAATATAACCATCTTTACTTACCGAAAATTTTTTTCTTATTTTCCTTCAGGGCGCGGGCGAGGCGCTCGGTTGGATCTGATGCAAATGACATAATAATTACCTCCCATTTTCAAATAAATCATACCTCTATGTACCACAACTCAATAAAGCTTACATGGCGTTAGACAACAACAAGACAGTTAAGTTCATTTTAGCCCGGTTAACGTCTTTGCTTCTTTAAGCATAACTTATTCGTCATTTAATGCAAAAAAACAGCCCGCAGCAAGCGGGCTAATTTGGTCAATTTGTCAATTTTTACGGTCATAGTATTCAATAACTTGCAGCGCGACGGCGGCAATCTGCACCGCTTCATCTCTTGCCGTTCCTGAGTGACTGCCACCAAACTGATCATGAAGAACAGCTTGGTTAAACTCGTCTACCTCCTCACCCAGAATCGAAGCCCATATGAACGGACTGTGTTCCCGGTCAGCGCCCCAGAGTTCATCCTGTCTTGTCATTTCTGACAGAACACTATTCATTGCGTGCATACGTGTAGTTGAATGGTCAGTCATTTTTAACTCCTTAACTCATCAAAATGTCTTCTAACATGGCAGAGTAATGCCCTCCAGGATCACGAAAGATATCGTTAAGATTGATATTGTTACCCAACTTATCATTTAACCTATTCATGATTGTTTTTACGCTTTTTCTATGTTGCTTGGTTTCTTTCTGCAAATAACCAAACATAGATAAGCAATAATGTTCGTCATTGACGATAATATTTCCTCCACCCAGTAATGAGCGGGCTAAAAAATCGTCCATTTCGATGTTATTGAGCGCTGCCGACTCATAAATCCGTTTCACTTTTTCATCAAAATGCATCATCGGATAGTTTTGATGAAATTCGTTCACCAACAAATCATCGTAATGTCTGTCAATTTCTCTCTTAATTTTGCTTGAATTTTGAACCACCGGAGAGTTATTGACAGAACTCCAAGGGGCGGCGGGGCCGCCAGAAAAAGACAACCCCACCGAGCCAGAATCAGTCACAGAGTCGGCTTTCTTTTTAGAAACAATTTTCCACTTTGTAAGACGGGTACATACGCGTGAATCTTCGCCGAGTCTCGGCGAATAAATACCGTAAATCTTATCGACGTTTTCACCATAGGAGTTGGGTTCATCATTTTGCTGATACGCAAGATGAACAACATAATTGCTGCGCGGGATTAGCACACCGCCCTGCTTCGTAATGTAAGTAGCGAAACACCCTGCGTCGGCGGCCGCAGTGACGGCATCCATAGCAGGATCATTTAACAGTGCTTGCCCGCGCTTAAACTCACCTGAAATTTTTAATACTGACGTCAATTGATTGCTGAGTTTTCTCAGTTCACGCCAGACAGTGATAGGCGGCGTACCGATAGCTTGATACTGACGAATACGATAACGTGACGCCCACGCCATCGCGAATTTAGCCGTCTCTTTTAGTGGCTGGCCGGTTTCGTTGTCACGCTCGCCATCCAGTGCGTAACCGTCGATATTCTTCGAAATGTACTTAGCCACGTAAGCAGTTGCGCTGCCTTTTTTCGGATCGAGTTTCTTTGCAGTAAACCGGGCGCTGGTACGTTTACCCAACTCATCGCGGTCTTCTCTAATGGCATAACTGCGCATAATATCCGTAATAGCTTTACGCTCATCCGGGCGCATAAACAGCAATAAATGCCAATGCGGGGTACTGTCATGATGTGGCTCAACAACCCGGAAGCCATAAATTCGCAATCCGTCGCGATCCAGTTTTGAACCAATATTGGCCCATACTCGGCGCAAATAGCGCTGCGCCTGAACCGGTGTTGAATGGTTCCACTTAGGGTTAGCATGGCCGCTGTGGTTGTTGGCGTGATACTTTGACGGGCAAGTGATAGTATAAAAAAACGCCCACATCGCCCCGCTCTTGCGCGACAAATTCAATGCCCTGCATCCGAGTCATCAATTCGTGACGGCGGAGAACTGGATTACTGATACTGGCATAAACCATATTTTCTAATGAAACCACGTTACCGGCTTCATCAACCAGGTCGTGCGTTTTAAAGAACTCAGTATTGCGGCGTCGCTGTTCCTGCCAGTCAGAAACCGCTTCGTAACTTAAATAAGGGTGAGCCTTTTTATTCACCTGATTTGCGGCGCGTAACTGACTCTCGCGCCAGTCACAGCGCAATCGCCAGAGCTGACGCTCCCACCACTTCGCATCAATCATCCTTGCCATTGCAGAAAATGGAGATATGGGCGGCGGGATAATATGCAAAGAATAGACTTCTGCGGCAATATTGCGATAGATCAACAAGAAGTCATCATGAGATATCTCTGCGGTATCGCCGTTTTCGTCTTCTGTTTCAGTACAAAACATTTCATTGACGCGTGCCGCAATTTCATTCGCCAGCGATTTAATTCGGCGCTTATTCATTTCTGCAAGATGACGATAAACGTGCTGATAATAAGAAGCCAGTTCACAGTAAGGCTTGACGCCCTGTTTTTCTCTGACAACATTCAAACGCAGCAATGCACTCTTAACTGTTCCCAGTAAAAATGCATTGCTGTGTTTGGTACCGCGATTTTTCCGTAACCAGATTATTTTTTTCTGAAAATACGATTTAATAAAATGCGGCTGTTCGTTCAAGTAAGACTCAACGCCCGCGGCAGTTTCCTGCCACGAGTGGCGGCTTTCTTCGTAAGCTTGTTTCTCTTGTAAAGCAAATCGGCGGCGGGACTCGTGTTGCGCAGGCGTTAAGACCTGACTATGCAGTAAATCCCGCTCTATCAAGCGGGTGAGATATTTTTTTTACATGCGGATGTTCGGACGTCATTTCACCCTTTGATAACAAAGTATCATCAAGATAAGGTGACGCTATCGCCGGGCGGGGAGCATTCCACGGAAACGCCCATTCACATTGCATACTCACTCACACACTCCAGCATAAACAGAACTACACGCCTGATGTGGATTTTCTTCGGCCAATAAATCAAACTGACGCCCCCCCCCCTAGAGGTCATCGCCCAGTCACGGTATGTCTCTATGCCGTGAGACTCTAGAGTTACGCAATCAATGCGACGTTCCCGCTTAACAGGATCTTGATGGGAAGGGAAAAAAAGTGCTGTTACCTCGCCGGGAACAAGCCGATACAATACGTTCCCATCGTGCAACGCGAGCAATTTCATCGGGGAAACGAACGAATATTTCCGCCAGTTCAGATTTCCGGGCATGAATGCACGGCATACACCCAACACGTGAGCACCCCTGCTGATATAAGGGGTTAGGTTTAATGCCGTGCTTTTTCGCCAGTGCAAAAACCTGCTCATGTGTCCATGACAGGATCGGGCGATAAACAGACAGCCCCGCAGTGTCATCGATATCTGATTCCCAAACAGACAAACACGCGCGGGCTGGCGACTCCTGCGCTCTAACACCCTGCCACGAAATAACCTCATCAAATTGAGAGAGCAAAGGTTGAATAACTTGCTCGGCAATGGGTTTGTGCTTTAGTTCGAATGTACAAAACCGTGCCTTGGTTGATGGAAAGCGCCCCTTTAACATGCATAGGTCAAGAAACGGGTTATTGGTAGGAAACAAGACCTTGAGTGCGGCAATGATGCGATTTTCTGCCTGTGCCGCAGTCATTCCACATTCTGAGACCAGACTGACAGGCCAACGCGCCTTGATAAACTCCCTCTTGGCTTTTATCTGATTCGAAAAATCAGCGCGTACCCGTTGGATTTTCCCTAGACGGTTTTCCAGATAATCAAGATACTCTAGGGTTTGCGGGTGTTCATGTCCCGTATCTGCAAATACAGCAATATGATTTACGCCATTTTCAATAGCCAGCAACCATTGAGCCAAAGAATCTTTACCCCCGGAGACGGAGATAAGATTGATTGTATTATCTTCATGACACCGGATATCAATCATTAGCTCACCCCCATCAATAGACTGGCAATAATTTCTGTGGCGGGTTTTCTGCTATTGCTTGATGCAGCAATAGAACGCTGAGCTGTAATTTCTGTAATATCAAAAACATCAAAACCTTCATAAATGCTTTTGGCATCTATGCTGTTGGATACAACAATAGAATTACCTGATTCGTCATGCAATATGATTAACGCGATGGTCAGCTCATGCTGTTCACTAATGCTGAAATGATTACCGTAGTAACTGGTGAATTTATCAAGATAGGGCGGATCGCAATATATAACATCATCAGCTTTGACAAGCTGCAATGTCTCTCTCCAATCAGCACAAATAAACGTAGCCCGCTGTGCTTTTTCAGCAAAAGCACGAATTTCATTTTCCGGGAAATACACCGATTTATATTTACCAAAGGGTACATTGAAATGACCACTTTTGTTATATCGACACAAGCCGTTAAAGCAGTGACGATTAAGATATAAAAACCAGACAGCACGGATAAGCGGGGAACGGCATTCTGGCAACTCTGAGTTAAACTTGTCTCTCAACAGATAAAAGCCATGCTCATTATTATAGAACTTAAAAAAAATCTCGTGATAATTCTATAAATAATTCAACATCATTTTTAATTTGCTGATACATATTAATCAGATCTGAATTGATATCAGCAATTAAATACTCGTCATAATCCGTATTCATCATGACAGCGCATGAACCTGCGAAAGGCTCTACCAGCCTCTTCCCGGCTGGTAAATGTAATTTATTCATGATGCGGGCTTTACTGCCCGCCCATTTCAGAATGGTTTTATTAGCCATTTCATATGCTCCGGTAATGTCTGTTTTTAAGCTCAAGAATTGACTGGCATGTCATACAGCGAGTCACTCCTGCTACAGCTTTCCGGCGTTCTTCTGAGATAGAATTACAGCAATCCTCACACTCAAAAGCTGAAACGCCAATATGACGGTCAGTAACAGATCTGATTTGGCGCTCTAAAGTTGCCGCAATATGTTTTTCAGCAACATCAACAGAATCAGACATAATGCTATTCCCCCGCTTGACGCTCGATTTCCCGCACTTCATCAGTTAGCAACAGAGAAGCATTGGCATAATCAAGCTTATGCTTAAGAATGTGCGTTGAGAGTTTTGCAAGACGTGCTGAAAAGCGAGCTGCGCAGCATTGCCTTTCGTCTGCGCGTGCGTCATTAAGCAATTCAAGCAAAGTATTTTCTTCAACTTTGCCGCCAATTTTTATTTTTCTCTTTTCGATATTTCTCATTTTCACTTTCCTTTATTTAGGTAATAAAAGGCCGGGCGGGTTTACGCCATTAAAATTAATCATCAATTAACGGGGCATAGATAATCGTTCAGGGAATATGCTAGCCACGATTTTTAAATGGTTAATTGTTCGTACTAATGATTTCTTCTCATCAGGAGTGAACTCATTAAAGCTAATATTGTGTCGCTCTTCGGGAATATTAGCGAGATTGAAAATAGCTATCAGAACCCGCTTATTAAATAAGAAGCTATCCGGCCATTCCCACTTATCTCGCATGAGTGAAATAAACTCGCCTAACTCTTTTTCATTCCCGCAAAAGTGTTGATATCGTATTGCTGATAACTGATTAAGTGCATCAGCCCGTTTTCCCATTTTTATTTCAGCAAAGCGAAATGCTTCTGTATTTGCCATGCTTCCCCCCGTATAAGAATGCAGAAAAGTTTTATTTCAGTAAGAAAATAATCGCTGACGCAACATACAACATGACGAGCGGGTATAATAATCCGTCAGTCAGTTTTGGTGCGCGAAAATCTTCGCCAGTTAATTTATATTTATGAGCCATCTTTTCGAGTGAGTTCATCAGAATTCACCTCTGTTGATTTTAATTAATGCATCAAAATGTTGCTGAGCGGCTTCTTTTATTAAATGAATAAATCCATTGTGCAAGTATTCGCGACCGACGTCATCATCGCCCCATAAACGCGCGCCAACATTTCCCTGTAGCGACGATACAATATGTATTACATAATATCGTTGGCCGCGCTCTAATTCATAATCAACGGGTTTTGGAAAACTCACTGTACCGACAGTGATCATTTCTGTCTTGCGGCGATATTTAAATTCCGGGTTCCATCCCGGATTGTGTGGACATTGCTCCCAGCCGATTGCTTCAATATAAAACCGTTCCCACATCAGCCACGGCTCATTTGTTTTCAAAGCATCTTGTGCATATTGCAACATTAACTCAGCGTGCACGTGTTTTTTATTTTGTGACATCGTTTAATCCTCTATTTAATAATCTCAGTTCATAATTTTCACCGGTGCTAATCTTCATGAATGATTCAAAGATTGCTATCACGTCTGAAAGAGACAACGGAGTTTCGTCTCCCGCATATTGCAGGACATCTGTTATTCGGCGCACGATGGTTAAATGAAAATCAGCACGCTCAATTGGGGATAATAATTTTAAATTTGGTAATCCAGAATCAGTTGCTAGACGTTGCATGTTCTCGGCTCCTATATAACTGCCTGACTTGAGACATGGCTTGTTCTTTTGAATCAAACTTGCCGTATGAATATTCTCCGTCGCTGACTTGGTAGCGAGTTGTTGTATTGATTTTGTTTTTCGGCAACCGGTGAATTGCAAAAGCGCCGTAACTCTCTGTATGATTGCTGACTGGTTTTAAAATGAGATTTGTGTGATTCATCATTAATCACCTCGGCTATTTTTAATAGCATCTTTCAGCATCGCTATTAAATTTACTTCGATTTTTTCTTTTGGTTGTTGCTTTGGCCTAATAATAATTCGGCCATCGCTGACCATTCCTCTACATGTATCTACAGGAATACCACTTAAGCGTGAGTATTCATCAATTGATACATATGGGACAGGAACGCTGATATTTATTGTAATGTTTTGCATATCGCCTCTTTAATCCGCTTGAAGTTCTGACTCAATAGCTACCATTCCGGTAAGATGAACAATTCTCGCCATACTAGAAAGTGAGCGGCCCTCTTTTGCTGCAAGCGCTACTAATTTCTGACGTTCTTCATCGGATAGCCTCATCGGAACGGGACCTTGTGATGCAATTCCCCTTGGGATATTTGATCTACTCAATCGTTGATTATGCTTAACTTGCTTTATCATAATGGTATATTGTGATCCATTAAGTTTCACATTAACTCATTATTGACCACATTCGTGGTCAAGTCAATTGGAATTACAAAAAAATGAACACAATTGGATTCAGATTGCGCGAAGAACGTGACCGCATGGGACTCAATCAAACTGATTTCGCAGAGCTGGCCGGGTACTCTAGAAATGCTCAAGCTCATTACGAACGTGATGAGAGAGCACCTGATGCGAACTATCTATCAGCACTAGCCGCTGCGGGTGTAGATATAATGTACGTACTCACAGGTTCAAGGGTTCGACAATCAAACATAACTAATGATGAGGAGAAACTAATAGAAAATTACCGCACAATGGACAATGCGGCGCGCTTAAATATGCAGGCAGTTAGCGATTCGTTCGCGCAATCAAAGGCCAAAAAAGAAGTGGGATGATTAACTCTCTGATTGTGATTTACCTCACAGTCACTGACTTCTAAATTAGCCCTATGATTTTACTAAATTAGGGCCGTAGATATTTATCACTTTAATTGCTTTGTATACCTATTTCCAGAAAGCCTCAATAAAAGGATACCCAACGAAATGAAAATCAAAAAATTCACTCTTAGTTGTTTATTATTAACTTTATCATCTGTCGCTTTTGCAGTGCCTTTTAAGGGTATTACTAAAGATGAATATGGTGATGAATGGGCGTTCAATAGTAACGAAGCACAATTACAGTGTATTTATGGCGGTGCCTTTATCATGGATCTAGACACAAATCGAGTGTATGCGATGACTGGTTTAGCCAATGCATTAACTAGAAAAGGGAAGTATCCAGCAGAAGACATCAACAACTCAGATTACTGGAAAGATAATCCACACATGCCCGGAGCAAAAATAAGCTTGGGACCTTTTATTGATGCCGCATTAGAACTTTGCAATAAGTGATTGCAATATCAACAGCATTATTAAATGCTGTTGATTAACTTAGGAGATAATTATGACTACTTTTTTGTGGGTACTAGGGACCATTATTGTGTTTTCCATTGGTACATATGCTACCACGGAAGAAAATAAAAAGTTAAAAGAACAAGCAAAAAAAAACGGACGAGCAACTAAAAATACAAGATGAACAATTAAGAATACAAGATAACCTTATTAAGGGTTACAAGTCAGATATAGAAACCCTCAAAAATGGTTTCCTTTTAAATTTCAAATCAGAAAGAGAATTTCAGAACTATCTTAAGACTCTAAGTGATGATGAGCTTTGGGAACTTCAAATGGAAGTAGAGAGTTATGTAGACAAAAGAGAAAGGGGGGAAAGTGATGATAATGATATAGAATATAATGCTGACATATGCAATGAATCACAACCCAATGAATTTAGAGATAATTTATCTATCGTATGGGCTGATAGTCCTATCAGTGTAGAATTCAGTTACAGAGACTTAAACAATAACAGAAGTAGGAGAAATGTTTTATTAAATGAGGTTTCGATAAACTCAGAAGGTGAACCATATTTTAATTGCTTCTGTATAAATGCATCTGATAACAGAACATTCAAAGTAAAACGAATAACATCAAAGATCCAATACGCAGGAAAGAAATACAGTAAAGAAGAATTCTTTAATGATATTTTACAATTAAATTCTTGGAAATTTCTATGACAGTAAGAAAATTACAATCTGGCAAATGGATTTGTGAATGCTACCCCAACGGACGAGACGGAAAGCGAGTAAGAAAACAATTTGCTACAAAGGGAGAAGCACTTTCATTTGATCGTCGTATGACTTCCACAGAACATTTAGACATTAACGCTGAAAATACTCAAAAGTTAAGCGACTTGGTTGATCGTTGGTATGAAATGCACGGCCAAACACTTAATGATGGCAAGTCACGCAAAACTAAATTAGATACCTTATGTAAACGATTAGGTGATCCCTTTGCTATTGATTTCGATAAAAATGCATTTGCTATTTATCGAGAACAAAGACTAAATGGCAAATGGAACGCAAAAGGCCGAGAATCACCGGCACAATCTACAGTTAATAGAGAGCAATCATATTTGCATGCCGTATTCTCTGAATTAAAGAGAATGGGTGAATGGGAAAGAGACAACCCCCTAAGTGGCATCAGACAATTCAAAGAAGGAGACCAAGAACTAGCATTTCTGTACCAAGAAGAGATTAAACGCCTATTGGACGCCTGCGATGATTCCAAAAATAAAGACCTAGGCAATGTTGTGCGTATCTGTCTTGCAACTGGGGCCCGATGGGGAGAGGCACAAAAATTAACTCAATCCCAAGTAATGAAATACAAAGTGACATTCACAAAAACAAAAAGTAGCAAAAATCGTACAGTACCAATATCAAAACGATTATACGATAGATTACCGAAGCGCCGAGGAATTCTGTTTTCGAACTGTTACGACGCTTTTGAAGGAGCATTATCAAGAGCGGGAATAACTCTCCCAGATGGACAATTAACTCATGTGCTCCGTCATACATTTGCATCACATTTTATGACCCGCGGCGGCAATATTTTAGTACTACAACAAATATTAGGTCACAGCACTATAAATATGACAATGCGCTATGCGCACTTTGCTCCAGAGCATCTTGATTTGGCGCTAACTCTCAACCCTTATGATCAGATTGAAGATGACTAATTTCAAGTGGCGACAACATCATATATAGCTCTACATTAATACACATATATAAAATATAACCAACTGATTTAACTTAACTTATTGTTTCTTAAAATGCTGTGATGGTTTTTAAAATCCCTCGGCTGTAAGGCTGTGCGGGTTCAAGTCCCGCCCTGGGCACCAAATGAAAACTTGCTGTAAAACAGTGAGTTAGGAAAAAGAAAAGGCCACCGCAAGGTGGCTTTTTTTTTATGCCGGCCCCTCCCCTTCCTAACATGCTTTCCTAACATCATTGTTTTCTAAGCTGCCTGTACGGCAGTGCACCTTGTTTATCCTCAATACCCATGTGACGCAATTTTCTAAGCTGCCTGTACGGCAGTGCACTGTTCGATACAATGACGGTCTGGGCCGGGCACTTTCTAAGCTGCCTGTACGGCAGTGCACGAGCTGTTATTCAATTTGAATAAATGGATGACTTTCTAAGCTGCCTGTACGGCAGTGCACAACTAATTCCAGCTCATTTACGAGTGGGCTGTTTTCTAAGCTGCCTGTACGGCAGTGCACAAGACTGCTCTTGGATTTCCTCTGTTGAAACGTTTCTAAGCTGCCTGTACGGCAGTGCACTCTTATGGGAAGGTTGCATTATGTGGACTTGATTTCTAAGCTGCCTGTACGGCAGTGCACATCACCATTGTTTGGCCACCCGTCAGGAAAAATTTCTAAGCTGCCTGTACGGCAGTGCACTGTTACATATTAACTCCAACCTATTGAATGTTAAAGAGCAACCATTATAAAAAAATAAAAAAACCCTTTTTTGTGGGACAAACAATATTTACTTAAAAATCAATAAATTAAAATTTGCCGTTAAAAAAAGGGTCAAAATTTTTTCCATCCAAGTAGAAAGCAGTCTCTTCTTCTATTTCTAGCTATCAAGCGTATTTTTGTTCAGCCATTACGCCGCTCTCACTATGTAATTAAATGCTATGTTGCGAGGGCGGTTCTCTGAGGCTACAGGAACAACCCTTGACGCCTCGAACCCAAAGCCGTATGGAGTATCTGTGTCAGAAATATTTATCGATTTGAAACTGCCATCTGTCGCTATTCCAAGAACTTGACTAGCATAAAAAGCCCCTCTTGTTGCCAAATGATAATTTAGTGCTATCATGCCGGCGAACGAACCCTGAATATTTCGGATAGCATCCCCCTGATGCGTTAAAATTCTACGGCCACTATCAATACCTCGTCTATCATCCCAACCCCGAATAAATTCCCCTCTCAAATCAGGTAAGTTACCATCAGGATACGCTTCTGCTAATTTCGGAAATTTCGACTTATCAAAGACCGCCCCATTACACTGCAACCACCCAGCAGGCGGCACGGCAGTCGGCCAAGGAACAGGAATACCGACAGGAATGTTAGAGGTATCTGAAATTTTCTGTTCTAATGCTTTATTTAATTGAGCGGTAAGCTTGGTTATATCACCATTATCTAAAACATCCTCGCCAGATTGTTCCGCAATAAAATTAGCTATGACGGCTGATATAGTTGATGATTGATCCAACGCCTTATTTAACAAATGAGAGTGAACATCATTTGAAGGAAACTCTGTCTGCAAATCCGAACTTATTTTATATTTCTCTTGACTCACTATGTTTTTATTATTAATAACAGAGAGAGCTTTAAAATCATTCTTGGGACTCATATGTCCTCCTTGAATTAAATAACATTATTTTATGATTAGCATATTAAATTATTGTAAAAACAATTTATACCCTATGGATTTCAAGATGGATCGCGACAGCAAGGGAGCGAATCCCCGGGAGCATGGATAACTCTGTGACCGGGGTAAGTGAGTGCAGTCAACAAAGAAGCAACTTGAAAGATAACGGGTATATCGCAACTCACATCAATCAAAGTCTTTACCTCGGCTGTTCCGGCCATTCAATATCGGGAGACAATGAAATATTTACTCTACTGAGCATTACCCTATATTTTCTCCATGCCAGTAAGGCGGATTTTTCTACTTCGGTAGCAATATTTAAATCAACAGCATCTTGCAGTAATGCAATGGATTCACTCGCGTGTCGCAACAGAGTTACACGCTGCTGTTCCGCTTGTTCAATTTGATTTGCTTTTAGAGCTACATTATCAGTGACCCATTTTGTGCCATCCCATTTATCAAAACCGGTGGTCGGTTGCTTGAAGGTCAGAGTTTCAGGTAATTCACCCAGTTCAGTGATTTTCTGTTGAGTCAATGTTAACGTGTCATAAGCTATTTTCCCCCGATAATCAGGAACGATTTCCCAATACTTACCGTCTTCACTGCGACAAACAGCCACATCATCAGAATCGGGAAAGTCTGGTGCATCTAAATAAGAATGTGCTGACAAACTGACGCCGAGCATGACATATTCAATATCAGCGTTAGTAAATTCTCTTGTTATTTGATTCGTGTGATAAACTTTTATCCAACCGGGTTGAATTGCTAATCCGTCTTCACCCAATACAGCGGTTTCATGTTCTAACGCGTATTTTTGTTCTGTCATTATGCTGCATGCTGCTGCTCTCACTATGTAGTTAAATGCTATATTACGGGGCCTCGATACCCCTATAAATGCGGAATTCGCAATCCAGTCTGCCTGAGCTTTATAATATACAGCTTTTACCGAAGTATTTTTATTTTGTGGAATATCCCACTGCAACTTTGCAAACTCATTGCGTGAGAGGGTAATCATAAAATTATTAGCCCGATCAACATTCTGTACCAAATAAGCCCCTTCCTGCCATGACAATATTGAACGAGATGGATCCACATTTCGCCCACTATCCCAGCCACGGATAAACTCTCCCCTTAGATCGGGCAATCTGCCGTCAGGATAAGCTTCTGCTAACTTTGGGTACTGCAATTTATTGAAAAATGCACCGTTACAAACGAGATAATTGACAGGTGGATAGGGTAACGGCCACGGAATGGGGGAACCCACAGGTATATTAATTTCTTCACGTAATGAATTTATTATTTCCTGAGCAAGTTTTTGTGTAACCGCCAATGTATTGCTATTGCCAACCACATTTGTAAGTTGAACAATACCTTTCTGTGTTAATGAAGCATCAGGAACCTTTATTGTCATTTTCTGTTCCAGCGCTCTATTTAATTGGCTGGTGAGTTTCTCTATATTCCCATCATCCAGAACATCATTGCCAGATTGTGTAGCGATAAAATTAGCGACTACAGAGGATATCGTGGAAGACTGACGTAATGCCTTATTTAGCATATCAGTGGTAATACCATCTTGTGGAAACCCAGTCTGCAAATTCTGATTTTCTTCATATTTTTCTTGGCTAATTACATTAGCATTATCGCTAATAGAAAAAGCTTTAAAATCATTTTTTTGACTCATATCCTTACTCCTTAAGCAAAATAATATTTTTTTATAATCAACATATTTAATTACTGTAAAAATAATCCGTCTGTAATTCATTAAAATCAAAGTCTAGTTCAGAAAGAAGAGTAATACAGCATTCCTATTTATTAGGAGATTGACTATTTTTATATAATTTGCAGTAATAAATAATTAAATATTTTAAAATCGAAAACATACCCAAACCATTTATATTTAACATCTGAAATCCATAGGATATATACCCTTTTTTTGTTCCACTGGCGAACCACCTGATCCCTAATACTTAGCATTTTGTCTAATGTTGGTATGCCGCCAACTTCCTTTATTGCTATATCCAGTATGTTCATAAAAGTTTTCTTCTTTTACTAACAACGACAAACAAAATACAATAAATACTTTAAAAATAAAGTCTTACTTGCTATAAAAATAAAAGCCTCGCTTGTATATTTAAGGCATGAAAACGATGCACGAAAGAATCATATTGAATCAATCACCCCGTTGGTAAAACAGGCTGTTGAGAAATCTGTCAGCGCAATGGTGGTTTCCGGTCTTTCAAATAAACATGCTCCGATTGATGGAGTTCAAGACGAAATAGAACTCCAAGAAAATTCGAAAGAACCAGATGAGATAGTGGATCTAGATAACCCTAATATTGTTACCACCAAAAACGAATTAGCTTTATACCCGTTATCATCTTAATATGACTCGCTACCGCCTAGAAGAACATATCCGCAAATCTGAGGAAAACAACGTAGCGTTGCCTTTCCAAGCTGCCTGTACGGCAGTGCACGGGTTTATTGTCCATATTCTAATTTTCACAATTTTCTAAGCTGCCTGTACGGCAGTGCACTTAGTTAAGATAATCTTTTTGGTTATCTGTGTTTTCTAAGCTGCCTGTACGGCAGTGCACCCATCTCTTTTGCAATTTGAACGGGGTCAACATTTCTAAGCTGCCTGTACGGCAGTGCACTGTTACATATTAACCCCAACCTATTGAATGTTAAAGAGCAACCATGATAAAAAAATAAAAAACCCTTTTTTGTGGGATAAACAATATTTACTTAAAAATCAATAAATTAAAATTTACCGTTAAAAAAGGGTCAAAATTTTTTTTCATCCAAGTAGAAAGCAGTCTCTCTTTCTATTTCTGGCTATCAAGCGTATTTTTGTTCAGCCATTATTCTGCTCTCACTATGTAGTTAAATGCGATATTGCGAGGTCTTGATACCCCGATATAAGTTGCATTGGTGGTCCAAGTCCCAGGGCCTGCTGTAGCAGCCCTAGCTCTTAATGAAATGGTTTCGTTTTGCGGAATATCCCACTGTAATGCCACACGATCATTAAGTGAGAAATTAACAACATTATCAGCTAGACCAGCCTCCTGTAGTAAATAAGCCCCCTGCTGCCATTTCAATAATGAACGTTTTGGATCTACCCCTCGACCATCATCCCATCCGCGGATAAATTCGCCTCTTAAATCAGGTAATCTACCGTCAGGATAAGCTTCCGCCAACTTCGGATACTGTAATTTATTAAAATCTGAACCATTACAAGTGAAATAACCGAATGGTGGATGAGGTAACGGCCACGGAATAGGAGAACCGACAGGAATTTCATTGGCTGTTTTCATCCGGTTGTCTATCTCTTCGCGGGTATATTCACGTAATGAATTTATTACTTCCTGAACAAGCTTTTGTGTAACCGCCAATGTATCGCTATTACCAACCACATTTGTAAGCTGGACAACACCTTTTTGTGTTAATGAAGCACTGGGAATATCTGTTGTCATTTTTTTGCTCTAGCGCTTTATTTAATTGAGCGATGAGTTTGGCTATGTTTCCATCATCCTGAACATCATTGCCAGATCGTGTCGCGATAAAATCAGCCACGGCAGATGATACCGCTGACGCTTGACGTAGTACCTTATTTAATAAGTGGGTGGGAACATTATCTGGTGAAAATCCAGTTTGTAAACTCTGATTTACCTCGTATTTGTCTTGACTGATTACATTCGCATTATCACTAGTAGAAAAAGCCTTAAAATCATTCTTATAACTCATATACTTTCTCCTGCAATTAAATAATATTATTTTATAACCAATATATACCCTATGGATTTCAAGATGGATCGCGACGGCAAGGGAGCGAATCCCCGGGAGCATAGATAACTATGTGACCGGGGTGAGTGAGTGCAGCCAACAAAGAGGCAACTTGAAAGATGACGGGTATATTGAATTATTGTAAAAACAATCCCTCTTACAATTCACGCCAATCAAGTCTAGTTCAGAAAAAGAATAATGCAGCGTTCTTATTACTTATAAGGTTAATTATTTTTATATAATTGGTAGTAATAAATAGTTCAACATTAGAAACGACAGCCGGAAATTTATCTATTAATACCCATTCCGTATCATTATTGATATTTTAATTAAATTACCCAGATATACGTCTCACTGCCAACCCAGTAATTTCCCTGTTTTTTCTCTTTTTTTCTGCAAGATGGTTTGACTGGATTTACTATGTTTACGCTTGACGGTGGCTTTTTCTTGAGATTCACCTGTATTTCGTCAACAAAAATTCACATAGCTAGGTTTGCCAAATTGATCTATACCCTATGGATTTCAAGATGGATTGCGACGGCAAAGGAGTGAATCCCCGGGAGCATAGATAACTATGTGACCGGGGTGAGCGAGTGCAGCCAACAAAAAGGCAACTTGAAAGATGACGGGTATATTTGGCTAAATTCGATATTTTTAATATAATCCATATCTGAAAAATGATACGGCTAATCAGTGCAGGGTTTTGATAGAAAAATGAACAAGATATTATCACATAAAGAAGAGCTAAGCCATTTAACAGCATGTTTACTCAGCGAAGTTATCTGTTCACGGACATCGTTTTCATGGTTCAAAGCAATCCATCGAGCCCTTAAATGCCCAGACCGCAGGTTCTATTTCTGGTGGAGAATTGCTAATTACTTATATAGGACAAATAAAGCCAAGAAAATCTCGATTCGTATCAATAGAAATTTAAGAAATAAATATGGATGTGATTTAGGATTAGGCTGCTATATAGGAAAAAATTTACGTATATCTCATTATGTTGGCATTGTTATTTCCCGCACTTGCATTATTGGTGATAATTTTCATGTTTTACAAAATACAACCATTGGCGTTCTTAATGAAGATATTCAAGGGAAAATAAGTATAGGTAATGATGTAAAAATAGGTGCAAATTCTTGTATTATAAGTGACAACATAACAATTGGAGATAATGTCTACATAGGCGCCATGTCATTTATCAATAAAGATATCCCTGCTGATTGTATTGCATATACGCCTAAATCTCAAAATGAGATAAAGATAAAAAAGCAAAAAATAATTAATTGAACATTCCAATTTAAAATAAAAAATGGTAACACAATATGTTTTTTTAAATATAAATATCTTTTAAAACTAGGTATGCTCTGTAAGCAGAATATAACAAAATCAATATACAGAAATGTATCCAGTAAAAAAAATGAAACACAATATGAACTTTTGGCCTCACATAAAGATCTCAAGAAACATTAATGGCAAAATCGACGCCGTTTCATTCAATAAGAAAAGTATAAACATCAATGAATTCCCAAAAAAATCAGAAAAACCCTTAATCATTATTGCATCTGGACCGTCGGTATCTACCATCAAAACAGATTTTTTTTGATGATACCAAATTTGATATTATGGGTGTTAACGGCTCGTATGAATTATCACCAGAGGTAAAATTCAAATATCATGTTATAATTGACCGAACATTCATTCCAAATAGGAAGAATATCGTTTTAAATATATTAAAAGATAATGAATTGATACTCTTCACAACAATGGATTGTCTCAATGATATCTTAATTCATTACGGTTATCTTGAATTAAAATGTAAAGTCATTATTATTGAGAACATTGACCAGCCAGTTTATCAACAGGAAAAAGAACTTTTTGAAATAAAGAGTGATGAAATAATAATACAGAACGGTGTCGCATTCTCATTGAACTTAAATCTCGGATTCTACAACGGAACAACAGTGGCATATTCTGCTTTGCAAATAGCATTTTTTTTGGGTTATAAAGAAATATATTTCGCAGGTCTAGACATGAACAATTTTTCAAAACCAAGATTTTATGAAACCCAAAATGACAAGCTAGATACCAAATTAAATAATAACTTACATGATTTCATCATTCCTTGTTTCAACCTGGCTCATGAAATAGCCATAAGAAAAGGAGTTAAAATTTATAATCTATCGAAAAATAGCGCTATAAATTCATTTGAAAAGTTAGATTATAGAAAAATTTAAGTCATTAGATTTCTTATAAGCAGCGCAACGAGATAATTAATAAATTTTTCATGATTTATTTTTTATCTCAAAAATTTTAACTATTATAACTTCACAAAAAGTTAAAATAATCACAGATACATTTCATTTGGTCTTATTTCAATTAAGGGATTTTTATTAATTCCAAGAATGTTAAATCTATTGTTCGATACAATATGCCGAGACTATTGATACCCATTCATCAATAATGCCCATCGAAAAAAAAATAAATATTACCGGCTATCGTTGGACATTCATAAAAAACACCCTTAATAAATAATTTTTTCGTGAAATAATATTCATAAATACATTTATGTTTATTTAAAATTTCATTGTTAAATAATAAATAATTTAATTAACAGTTATTTTCCCTTAAAAAACAAATTGTTATTCTATGCTATATACCCTATGGATTTCAAGATGCATCGCGGCGGCAAGGGAGCGAATCCCCGGGAGCATAGAGAACTATGTGACCGGGGTGAGAGAGTGCAGCCAACAAAGAAGCAACTTGAAAGATGACGGGTATAGAATCAAATCATGTTACGTAGAATTATTACTTAAACCATTCAGATAATGTCTTAAGTAATCACCAAGGATTTACTATGCAAAATATAAAAAGTAAACTAATCAGTATCACTTTAATCTTAACGTGTACGAAGAGTAAAAATGGAGTCATTTAAACATATAAATTATATTTGATAATCTTAAAATATGAACAAGAATTCCGTTACTAAGATAAAACATACTTTGAAACGATGCAGAGCCACTTTGCTAGAAACTCACTCATTTGGAGACCACGACAAGAAAAATAACTACCCTCTTTTACACCCTATAAATATTGATCACTTAGGGTCGCCGAATATTATATACCCTATGGATTTCAAGATGCATCGCGACGGCAAGGGAACGAATCCCCGGGAGCATAGGTAATTATGTGACCGGGGTGAGCGAATGCAGCCAACAAAGAGGTAACTTGAAAGATAACGGGTATAAATTTATCATCACTATAATAGGCATTAATCATGAAAAAAAATTAATGGAACATACATTTCATCACAAATAATAAACACAATGGAAGCAAGCAATGAACCGTGGGGAATCAAAGATAAAAATTCACGCTTTATTTATGGTAACCCGGCCCTAAAATCTATTCAAAACATTCCAACATCATTTGATTATGAAGGGCTTTTTGATGACGAACTTCCTTGGGGTGGAGCGGCGTTTGCGAAAGAATTTATTGATCATGATAAAATTGTAATGACAAAAGGGAAAAGAATCTGTTCACTTGAAACATATACATATGGAAAAGAAAACATTTTATCGTCTTACTTCCAAGAAAAATTACCATTATATAACGATGCAAAGGAATGTATAGGCATATTTTTTCATGGATGGAAAGCCAAAGATTTTTCATTAATGAACTTATATCAATATTATAACGTTCTCCCCACATCTATTATATTTCAACCACCAACAGATACTTTTACCCAACGTGAGTGGGATATTATTTTCTTCTTTTTACAAAAATATACCAGGAAACAGATTGGAAAAATATTAAATATCTCTTACCGTACAATTGAATCCCATATGGCCAATATATATCATAAGATAGGTGTTGATTCCAATCAACAACTGGAAGAATATTGTCTCATCAACAATTTTAAACGTTATGTACCCGAAAAATTTTTACTATTTTAATAATTTTATTTACTATTTTTTAGTCATAAAAATCATGATCAAATAGTTTATCGCTGTCGGTATGATACAGGTAATATATGAAAATTATACCGACACAATTTTTATATATTAAAAACATCAATTATATATACCCGTCATCTTTCAAATTGCCTCTTTGTTGGCTGCACTCGCTCACCCCGGTCACATAGTTTGCTATGCTCCCGGGGATTCACTCCCTTGCCGCCGCGATGCATCTTGAAATCCATAGGGTATAAACAGCTTAATGCCTATTTTATTTTTAGAAAAATAATTATTTCCCGTTACAGTTACTCATATTTAAAGTTCACATCTTAAATAAAAATAAATTTAATCAGCAGAAAGAATTGGCTTTTTTCCATCATAAAACACAGCTATTTTAAATATCACAAACAAATAAATCATTTTAATAATATCATTATTGAACTAATTTATCTGTGTAAAATTGATCGATTCTTAACTGATAAGTTACTCTCATCCATTATAGAAAACACGGTTAATTATATTAAGAAAATTTACCTCAAATTAAATCTATAATGGCATGCACAACTAAACAATTCTCGTAATAAAAATAGCCACAATAATTATTTTCTGAAAAAGTCTATTATTACTGATAATAAAGTATTAAACTGATAATATGATTCAAACATATCACAACTTAAACCCAAAATGGGTAAAAAGGAATTATAATATGAGTAATCGCATAGCTATATCATCTCAAGTTATTAATACATTGGCAGTAAGCAACGAGCCTTGGGGAATTAAAGATAAAAACTCATGCTTTATTTACGGTAATCTAGCATTAAAATCTCTTCAGAACTTTTCAAATTCATTTGAATTTGAAGGGGTCTATGAAAATGAACTTCCTTGGGATAGCGCTAAATTTGCGGAACAATTTATTAATCATGATAAAAAGGTAATGGAAAAACAGCAGAGAATATGTTCAATCGAAACCCATATATTTGGCAGAGAGCAAATCCTATCGTCTTACTTTTTCGAAAAATCACCTTTTTACCATAAAGATGGAGATTGCATCGGAGTCATATATCATGGTTGGAAAGCAAAAAAACTATTCATTAGCCTATTTACATCAATACCACGACAAACTACCGGCCTCAATTATGCTGCAACCACCAACGGATCTTTTTACTCACCGTGAATGGGATATCATTTTCCTCTTTTTACAGAAAAATACCAGAAAGCAGATTGGGCGGATACTGAATCTAGCTTATCGCACTATTGAATATTATATGACTCGGATATACCGTAAGATAGGAATTAATTCCAGCCAACAACTGGAAGCGTATTGTCGAGCCAATAATTTTAATTACTATATACCGGAAAAGTTTTTATTGTCTTAAATTACGTATTTATTCCTAGTTTTTACATATTACCCTTATCCATTATTAATGGAGAAAATAATCCGCCCTGTTTAAATATTTCATTTAAAAACATAATATTAGGGATATACCCTATGGATTTCAAGATGCATCGCGACGGCAAGGGAGTGAATCCCCGGGAGCATAGGTAACTATGTGACTGGGGTGAGCGAGCGCAGCCAACAAAGAGGCAACTTGAAGGATAACGGGTATATAATCACGGAAATCCTTCTCTTCTGGCATTGGCAGCGATTCAATATCACTACCCTCTTTATCCGGGATTGGTAATACGGTTATTTACGACGGAATAAACGGCTGCTCTTCATTTCCGGTATGCGGTGGAGCCTTGAATTCCTGTTCATTCGGCGTCCATAAAATCGTCGGTCGATTTTCTCCCGGCTCCCAGAATTCATAATTACCGGTAGTCGGATTCAATCTCATCATACGAACCGGCACGTTATCCAAACCACTTTCCGGGCTGACATGATAGCCCTGAACCGTCATCTTTCCGTTTTTTTTCATCTCTGATCCAACGAAAGCGAATACGAGTCAGCGCTTTACCGGACCGTTCCGCAATTTTACTCAGGTGATACCGATTTAATTCGTCCTCTTCGCCTTGATAATGAAAATCAGGTCAATTTTTTGCCTCCGACGTTACCTCGCCGGCACTGTCAAAGCAGAAAATCATTGATACAAACTGCGGGAAATAGAGTAAGAACGTGATGGTGGCAAACATCTAAGTGGAACTTGAAATACAACTTTATATCTTGGGCTATACCATTTTAAGTAAGTTTTTTACTTAATTATTCTTCGATAATTTAATTTCATAGAATTTACCTAACCTTAATTTTATTTAAGAATAGCTATTGTCAGCAGTAGGAAAATTCAAACTCGGTTTTTAGATTGAAAACTCTATTTAGTTGATTATTCTGATAATTCCAAAATATAGTTTATCTAATTACAATGCTCTAAATACGCCGTTTAAAAAGCATTCTTTAATTGATCGAATATTATTCCGATTAAATGCCATTTTTTCGCCATTATCCCGCGCCAAAAATAACGCCTTCTTTTTCATTCTATTACCTATCATCGTTATAACAACCGCTCCTTCACGCTTCGGTTAATGACAGAAAGTTTTGATCTACGTCACTTAATTATTCATGACTTAAAAAATTTATTCATTAATTTTGCTGTTTAATAAGTTAACTAAAATATTTTTATACTAAATAGTATTTTTAGTTATATTCATTAATGTTAAAAGTATCACTATATAACAATAAAAGGTTTAATTAATAAATATATGTATTTTGACGAGCAAGTTATTATATTCTATTATATTACCAAGGCATTTTAAGTATAATTAGTTAGCAAACATGTCAGATAACAACTGAAATAATCATTCAGGAGTCACTAATGCAACATATAAAAAAACAGACCTAATAATATCACCCCACAATTAATTCATATGTGGGAAAACAGTGATGAACCTTGGGGAGCTAAAGATCTCCAATCGAGATTTATTTACGCCAATTCCGCTTTTTATCAACTACACAATTTACCTGACGATTTCGATATTACCGGGCTTACCACAGGTGAATTACCCTCACCTATTGCAGAATATGAAAAAGAATTCCATCGTCAGGATCAAAAAGTTCTTCAAACTATGCAACGTGTTAGTTCACTAGAAACGCATCCATTTGAAGAACATAAGATTAAGCAAATCTATCTTTGTAATAAATACCCACTTTGCGATGAAGATGGCAATTGTATTGGGCTCACTTTTCATATGTGCAAAACCAAAAACTTTTCTACTGCCTACTATTATGATAAAACCCCTCCGGCAACGTTGGAATTTATCGCCCCTAATGACAAATTGACACAAACTGAATGGGAAGTTCTCTTTCTAACGCTACGTTCATTAGATGAAGAGAAAATCGGTGAAGCGTTAATGATAAGTGCCGAAGATGTGGTTAATCATATTCAGTCAATCTACCAAAAATTCAATTTATCATTACACGAAGAATTAAAAGATTTCTGTAAAGAAAATAAACTTGACGCTTATATTCCTGCAAGATTTGTCACTATCGGCAGTGTGGAATTAAATTGATTACAAAATTAAATATCAATAAGCTAATTTTAAGGCTAGAAAAAGGAATGATACTATGAGTAACAAGATAATTTCATCGCAAATCATTAACACAATGAAGCAATGTAATGATCCTTGGGGAATAAAAGACAAGAACTCATGCTTTATTTATGCTAATCAATCATTTAAAACCCTCCAAAATCTTTCAAATTCTTTTGACTATGAAGGAGTTTTTGATGATGAAATTCCCTGGGATGGAGCTGAATTTGCAAAAGAATTTATTACTCATGATAAAACTGTAATGACAAAAGAACAAAGAGTGTGTTCACTTGAAACGCATGTATATGGGAAAAATCAAATTCTGTCATCCTATTTTTTTGAAAAGCTACCTATTTATCATGAAGATGGTAGCTGCATGGGGATTCTATTTCATGGTTGGCAAGCTCAGGATTTCTCATTCACCCGGCTATTTTATGGAAAACTGCCGGCATCTATTATGTTCCAACCACCGACCGATCTCTTTACTCAACGGGAATGGGATGTTATTTTCCTGATATTACACAAATATACCAGTAAGCAAATCGGTAGGATGTTAAATATTTCCTACCGTACGGTTGAAACCCATATATCACGCATATATAAACGACTTGGTCTTCATTCTACCCGTCAATTAGAAGATTATTGTCGCACCAATGATTATGATCTCTATGTACCAGAAAGGTTTGTGCATCCAGAAAGCAAAATGTTTCCTTGACCATTATATTAAAAAGGAGTTGTTACTGATATGAAGAAGAACTATGCACTATCACCTCAGATTATTAAATGGAGATGAACAATGAGCCGTGGGAAATAACGGATAGTTCTTCAAACTTTATTTACAGCAATGCA